AGGCCCAAACGGACTCTGCTGTTGATCTGATCGGTGAAATCAGTGTTGAAAGTCATATCGACTCCGTCCAAAACTCCACCAATTTCCGGAGCCGCCAATACGTCGGCAAGCCACTCGGTCAGAACCGCTTTTGGCGCGGCCGATTGTTTAAGCGTTGAATATAAAGGAGTCGTGGTCGGCTCGACGAAACGTAAAACGTTCTCGAGGCTCTCTCTCGCTCCTTGGGTGGATGTTACGTTGTAACTCGTTGCTACTGCCATGTTTATGAATGCCCTCCTAAAGGCGTGTTGAATTAAATTAAGTTAAGTGAGATAAGCCGCTAACTGGCTTTCCGATATCGGACCGGTGCCGAGGGACTTTCTTTTCTTTTCAGCCTTTCTCGCTTCTTTGCTCTGGATCGGCGGGGCGGCGTCGCCTTCCGTACTGGATGGCGGTTTTGCTCTAGCCTTTTTCTTGGGCTTCGCTTTTGCCGCTTGCTCATCCTGAGTCGCCTTGATTCCGCGAGCCAAAGTGGCTCCCACGAAATCTCCATTAGGCAAGCTGTCCAAAATCGCCCCGTATTGGCCACTTCCCCTAATCTGCGTGTACAGATCGAAAAGTTCGCCATCCTGGCTTTCCAGCCAAGGAAAGGTCGCTTGAGCATCCGCTTGCCACTGCTGGCGCGCTTGAAGAAATTGACCTCGAGCCGGAATCTTTTCGGTCAGGTAGTCGTCGGCTGCGGCGAATATGTCGCGGATCTGGTCCCCATCATATTCCTTGCCTTCGCTCTCGACGTAATCCTTCCCCAAATGACTCAGCGCCCACTTCTTGGCCGATAAAGCCTCCTGCCTGACCTTTTCAAGATCCTCCAGGCTGCTCACGTCGTCCAAAACAGGCGATCCTTGGGCTTGCGCCTCCGTCTGGCCGCTCGATTGAGTCTTTAGAGACTGCATCTCGACCCTCATGGCCTCGACCGTCTCCTCCGCCCCTTTCGCCCTCGCCGTCAGTTTCCCGACCTGCTTGAGCAATCGACCTACCGCCGGTGACTCTTTTTCCGATTCCTCTTCGGGTTCCCCCTCGGATTCCTCTTCGCCCTCCTGCTCGTCATCCTCTTCCTCTTCTTCGCCTTGCGAGATAGACTTTGAAAGAACGTCCTCTACTTCCTCCGCGTCTGCGCTTTCGGCCTCGGTAGCCTCCGTCGCCTCGGATTCGGTGGGTTCCGCCTCCACTTCTTCAGATTCGATCCGCTCCGTAAAAGAGGCGGCTAAATCTTCCATCGTGGTGATGGAACCTGCGTTGGTATCTTCTGCTCCCGTTTCACTAGCCGGAGCCTCGCTCGTAATACTTTTTTCAGCCATGTCTGCGTTTTGTTGAGTCGCTTCTCACTGCCGGAAAAGAATCCCAGCCAACACAGATTATACCGATTTCTCGCAGACTTTTTGCGAAATATCTGAAAATAAATGAAAAAAAGATAATCCGATTAGGCGAAAACGTTCCAGGCTTCACGCCAAGGCTCGTATCGACCCACGCTATTTTCATCGTCGGGGGACAGGTAAATCCCTTTGTTCACCAGCTTATCGACCGGGATCAAATACCATGCGTCCGCCGGCTCGACGTAGACCGCCAGAACGTCGGCCTGCTCGGGCGTCAGTAAATTCTTGGCAGTTTCACCCGTCCTGGTAACGGCGAAAACTTTATAGCTAATTTTGTTTTTCTGCCGGTGCGCCGTCCCCTTGACCTGGACGCGGCACGGCTCGCCTGACGAATTCAAAAGCATCAAGTCGAACGACAAGTAATCGCCCGCAGGGTGCAAAACCTCAAAACCACGCGCCAAAGCCTCCGCCGTAAACCGCGCCTCGTAACTAGCTCCCTTTTTTTTCGAGCAGTTAGCCATCTTCTTCAGGCTCGAACACTATGAATTCATCATCCAGCCATTTATTAATTACCAACGCCGCGATCTGCGCCATCTCCATATCGTCAATATCGCTCTCTTCAATCCACCGATTCAAAAGAGCCAACTGCTCTCTGGCGAATTTCTCATGCGCCGTCAGCGGGTAGGCCATGATCATTGAAAGTTCGCAATACGCGGTCGAAGGCGGCGATCTCGCCCGCCAAACGGGCAAGCGCTTGAGGACTCTCCAAACGCTGGGGATCTTGGAAATCGCCTATGCAGCTCTCACGCTCACGCTCCAAATACTCGAGGATAGCCCCGAACTCTTCGCGGCCATGCAAATTCAACAACGCCTTTTGCAAATCCATCAAAGCGCCGGTTCCGAAGTTGCCGGCACGTTGCCGGGAGGCGCCCCCAGCGCGCCCGTCAAGGCATTACGCTGCTGCTGCTCCTGAAACTCCAGTTGCGAAGCGTAGTTCTGCAACCTGGCCGCAAACTGCTCGTCATCCTGTACCCTCGCCTGAACGTCCTCGGCGGGGATCTCCTGAGTGCCTTGCAAGTACTGCTGCATGATCTGCAACCTCAGTTGCGTGTTCGCGTTCTGGGGAGCCGTGACGACCTGACCGGAGAATATCTTCGCCAAGTCGGCCGAGGTTTCGGCAATCTCCTGATTGGTGGCTTCCTGCGCCGGTGCAATCAATTTGCTCGCCAAGTTCGGATCGACCGCTTCAAGGAAGACTTTCAAATATTCGTCATATCGAGCCTGACCGCTTCGGTCGTATTGCGCCAATATCTGGCCAACCGTCTCCAGTTTCTTCAAAACCTTCTCGGAGTCCGCGTTCATCGTGTCCCAAGTAATGTCGAAATCATAAAGGTCCGCCGTGTCGTCCATGACGATCTCAGCCCCCTCCTCATTACCCGTCACCCTGAACCAGACCTCCGGCCCGCCATACTGGCGCTGCAAGCTCCAGACCATCCGCAAGACCTCTTTCCAGCCGAACAGCCAATTATCCACCAGCGACTGCCTCAAGGTATTGGCCTCGACCACGTCCAACTCGCTCGTAGGTCTTCCCGTCACCCGATTGGCCAAGGCCCGCAGTTCCATTTCCACTTGCGTGGACGCCTGAGAAAACTTCGGAATCTCCATATACCCGACCTCGCCCCGCCGGCGGACCGGCACTTGCGTTCCGGGTCCCAACTTCTCGGGACGACGACCTACCAAATATTCAACCGGAGGCACCGTCGAAAGACTCGCCCTGTCTCTTCGTGAATCCATTTCCGTCTTCACCGCCAGCTGGTAACTCCTCAACAATTCGGGATATCCTCTGCTGTCCAGAAGACGCCTCGACAAATGCTCGCGCGTTATAGCCACGAACGGATACTTTCCCGGATCATACATCGTCGGACCATGCTTCGCATAGCCTTCCACCCCCTCGCTGAATATAGTCGTGGAACAAATAGGCACGCCGTCCTCGTCGATGTCCTTTCGATAACAAGTAACCAGCCGCACAAGCCCCTCGTAATCCCTCGGGACCGACGATCCGTCGCCGTAAGAATATTCACCGATCAAAGACATGCCGACTTCCGATTTACCCGTAGTGACCTCAATCGCGTCATCCACGAAGTCCTCGTCCCAATCATCAAGCAAAACCTTCTCCTTCAAACTCTCCGGAGTGTACCAGTGAACGCAATAAATCGCCCGCGCAGTCTGCAAGTCCAAGACGTTGCCGTCCAATATCAAGTCGCGCCCCAATTCATACGCCCGAACCGCCGGCCGATTCGACACGACGCGTTCGCTCGGGATCTCAGTCACCCCATCCCGACGCAGTTCGGAAATCATCTTCTTGACCCGACTCTTACGCAAATTGGGAAAAGCCGCCCGAGCCATCTCCACGACGCCCTCGGCCATGTCGACGTCGGCGATGGCCGCCGCGACCTCGGGGGCCTGCGCCGCAATCTCCTCCAAACTAATCGATTCATAGACCCGCGTGACCTCACGCTTCCAATAGATCCCCAAAAACGCCGTCCCCGTCTCCAACAAATGATTTGCCGCCACCCCCGCCTCTCGAGGCATCTCATCCATCGTGCCGAGGCGCCACTGCATGAACTCCGTAACCAGTTTAGCCGTCTTGATGTCGCCCGATTCAACCGGAGCCGCCACCAAATTGCCTTTCTTCAAACTGCTCTTCAATAAAGCCACT